GGGCCAGCAGGGCAGCCCATTCCCGCTCCATCATCCTGCCACCCCCTGAAAGGAAAATCCACCGTCCACCAGATAGGGGGCCATCAGCCGCTCCGCCTGGGCAGTCAGCTCCGCCGCGCCCTGCCCGGTCCTGCGGATGGTCAGGTCTCCGGCGGTGAAGGAGGCGACGCCCGCCTCCCCTGCCTGGAGCCATGCCAGCACCATCCAGGCGGCCGCCGGCACAAAGGCGCTCTCACAATCCTCCGGCGTCAGGCCGGGGCGCAGCCGCCCCGCCAGTTCCGTCTCCGCCGCCTGACAGAGCATGACCAACAGCTCCTCCTGATCCGTCCCGCCCCCCAGGGCGCGGACCAGGGCCTGGATCCGCCCGGTCACGACGCCTTCACCGTCAGCACGCGGGAGGCCCCTTGGAACAGCTTGGCAAAGCCGCTGATGGTGGTGATGGCCGCACGCTCCAGCTGCCGGTCGATCAGCTTGTCGTACTCCACCGTCACATCGCTGCCCTGCACCAGCTCCAGGGCATACCGCTTGTCCAGGCCGATGGCGGTGTTTTTGGGCAGCACGGAGGTGCGCAGCAGGGTGGCGCCCAGAGGGGTGGACAGCTTGCCGGTGCCCTGGAAGTTCAGACCGGTGAGGGGGTTCTGGAACTCCGCCAGCTTGAGCATCTTCAGCAGCACATCGGAGCTGACCAGCAGCGTGTTCATCTCATAGGGGTCGAAGGCCGCCCAGAAGTCCACCAGCTCGTCATAGGTGAGCACGCCGGCGCCCTTGGTCTCTGAGGCGGCGGCTGCGTTGTCGTTGCCGTCCCCGTGGATCAGCACCTCCACCGCGTCGGCCAGCAGCATCTGGGCGATGTGGCTGCCGATCTGGCGCAGAGTGACAGAAAATAGGTCCAGTTTCTGATAGCGCACCGCCTCATAGCTGGCCACCAGCATCCGGCCCCGCTTGCGCAGCTTCACCAGATTGGCCTGCACCTGAATGGTGGTGGCGGGGATGGATGCGCCCTCGTCCACCGCCTTCAGCTCCTTGCTGTCCCCTCCGGCCTGGGCGGTGATGGAGCGGTAGTCCATCCCCTCGAACCGGGTGGTGGCGGCGGTGATGGAGGGGAGCAGATCCCCCTCCTCCATGCCCTGGCGCACCGAGCGGGCAATGTACTCCGGGAAGAGCACCGCGGAGTCCGCGGTGCGGAAAAATTTCTCCACCGGGTCGGAGGCCGCCCCCCGCACCTTGATGTCAAAGCGCTTCAGCTGCCGCTGAAAGGCGTCCAGCCCCTCCATGCCGGTTCCCTTGTACTGCTCAGAGGGGTCCAGACGCTCCAGCACCTGGGTAAAGGAGCGGCCCGCCTCCTGATACATCCCCTTTTCCAGCTTGATGGTGTCGCAATGATTTGCCATATTCAAAGCCTCCTTTTTCAACTTACAGGCAGACCACGGCGGTGTGACCGCTGTTGTCCGCACTGACCACCAGGACCTCCGTACCTCCGGTGGAGACGGGCTTCACGCCGCCGGTCCCGTCGGCGGCCAGCTTCACCCGGCCCAGCGTCACTGTGCCGGAGGTTGGCAGACAGGCGAACCCCTTCACCTGCACCCCGGCGAACCCGCTCCGCACCGACAGGGCCAGCCCGCAGAAGGCGTCTCCGTCCGTGCAGGCCCCCACCTCGCCGTTTCCGGTGATCTTCACCACTTGGCCGGGCTTCACATCCTCCCGAGCCGTGAAGGTGGCGGTCACCATGCCGATGTCCTCAAACGAAACCTTGCTCATTCTGACTCCTCCTTTGATGGTTGTTTCTCCCTCAAATCAAAAATGCTCCGTCCTCCCGGGGCTCCTCTCCCGGCTTCTGGGCATATTCCAGCTGGACCGGCAGGGGATAGCGCTCCCGGGCTCTGGCCTGATAGGCCCGCTTCAGGGCCTGAAGCTCCTCCGCGTCCAGCTTGTCCGTGATCTGCTTCAGCACAGTCCGGTCCAGGCCGCTGTCCGCCAGTGCTCCCATCCGCACCACCTCCTCCCGGAGCGTGGACAGCCACTTCCGGCCCAGGGCTGCCTCCCGCTCCAGCCCATCCAGCTCCCGGATACACAGGTCCCGGCCCGCCGCCAGCTCCCGGAGGGTCTGCGCGGGCTCCCCGGCAGGACAGAGCCCCTTCACCACACCGGCCCTGGGCTGGGCGGGCACCGCCACAAAGGAGAACTCATAGGCGTCCACGGCCTCCTCCAGCTGGAAAAAACACCGCGCTCCGTCATAGACCTCCCCGGGCTTGTGTCCGCAGTCCTGCCCACGCTCCGTACCGCAGATGGAGCATACCGCCCGCTTCACAGCGCAGCCCACGCTGACCTCCTTCTTGATGCCCCCCTCGATCTCTGCGATCAGGCCTTGGTTGTCCGGGGTGCGCACCATATAGGCCCAGCCCTTCAGCCAGCAGTAGCCGTCTCCCGCCTGGGTGAGGCGCTCCGGCTCCCGCACCACCTCCGTGCGGTAGAGCCGGGCGGCCTGTCCCCGGGCGCTCCAGCTGTGGTCGAACAGCCCGCTCTTGCCCACAAACAGGGGGGCCAGCTGCTCCAGCGTTTTCTCCGGGAACCGCTCCTGGTCCCTGTCCACCTCGTTGTCGCACAGACACAGGGAGAAGACATATACCTCCTCCGCAGACAGCGAGGCCCGGCTCAGCCGGTTGATGTCCTCCAGATGGCCGGGCAGCAGGCCGCTGCTGGCGGGCTGCCGGGATGTTTTTTGGATCCTCATGTGTTCTCCTTTCTGATCTGTTCCGCCTGGGCGTGATAGAGCTCTGCCCGGGCCTCCTCCACCAGATCCTGCAAATTGATGTCCTCCCACTCCACCTCCAGGTCCTCAGACCAGCCGTGGAGCCTCAGCCACAGCCGGCACACCCGCCGGACCGCGGGCTCCAGGCTCCGCCGGATGGCGGTGATCTCGCTGGTGAGCAGGTCGGCCTGCTGGGCGCTCATCCGCTCCGTGGACGACCAGGACAGCCCCAGGAGGAAGGGCGGGATCCCGGTCCGGGCGATCAGCTGCTCCAGGATCTGACGCACCGGGACCTCACTGTCCAGCACCTGGCTGTCCGCGCCGATGACCTTGATGTCCACATCCCCCACCGCGACAAAGTCCCGTACTGCCCCCTGGCGGCCCGCCTGCATGGCGGCGGACCACTCCCGGGCGATCTGCTGTCCCCGCTCCTGGGCGGAGAGTCCATCCCGCTCCCCGGGCCTGCACACCACCGCGAAGCGCAGGTTTCCCGCCCGCTCCCAGTTCTGTCCCAGCGCCTGATAGATCTTCAGCAGGATCCCGCTGAGGAACGGCATGGAGCGCAGCAGAGACACGCCGTATGGGTTGTCCGTCCCCGGCTGAAATGGGGTAAAGAGCAGCAGCTCCTGCCAGGGCAGTTCCACCGGCTGGCCGTTCCGCCCCCGGGCGCACAGCTGGAACTCCAGGGGAGTCTCCCCCTCCCGGATCTCGATCTGTCCGGGGTCGGCGCACAGCAGGGCGGCAATGTCCCGCCCCTCCCGGTCCAGCACCATCTCACCCACCCCCTGACCACAGGTGAGCATGGAGTCCAGATACTGGTCCAGAAAGGACTGGAGCCCCCGCTGTCCGCGGCCGGTGTCCACCTCCTGAAGGAACCGTTCCAACCCCGCCTGGGCCGCTCCCGCACCGCACCGGACCTGTACGCCCCCACACAGCCGCACCAGCTTCATCAGGGCGGCGTCCACGATGGGGACCGCCTCCCGGATGGCCCGGTACAGCTCCAGCTCCCCCCGGCGCAGGGGCACATACCGGTCCAGCGCGCCGAAGGGATGCCCCTCCTGGTCCCGAAGCTGGACCTCAGGCGGCTGCGCCGCCGGTTTTTTCCGCATGAACCATTTCAATTTCTTCCCTCCATTCCCGCTGTTCGGATACAGGCGGCCTCTCTCATCCGCCGCCCCGCTCCACCGCACCGGCGAAGAACCCTTCTGACCGCCGGCCGGCCACAGTGACCGCGAAATACCGTATATCGTCCATAGCGTGGTCGTGTTCCTTCACTACCCGGTCACCGGTGGCCGCGGTGTCCCATCGGTACAGTCCAAACTCCCGGATGGCGTCCTCACAGGGGGAACAGATCACCAGCTGCCCGGCCCGGAGCAGTTCCGCGGTGCGCCGGATGCCGGAGAGCACCTCATTTTCCGCCCGGTACACCATCCAGCCGCGCCGGATCAGCTCCTCCCGGAAGCTGGCCGCCGACGGATCCAGCACCACCCCGCGGATGTCCCGCCCGCCGGCCAGCCGGGCCAAGTCGTCGGCGTACTCCCCGTCGGTCTGCTGCCGTCCGGTTTTCCGGGAGTCATAGTAAAATTCCGCCGTCCGGTACCACACGCCGCCCTTCTGCCCCCACAACCCCATGGAGGTGGGGTTTACCGTCCCATAGTCACAGGAGATGTACCACGGCCCATCCAGACTCTCCGGGACCGGCTGTACCAGTTCGGGGCCGAAAAAGTCATAGACCAGCCCCTCCGCCGCCGCCCATTCGCCCAGCACGAACCTCCGGTAGAAGGTCCCCCGAAACATGGCCTCATATC